TTTAAGGATATAACCAAAACTAGTTGTGATCTTCTTTCTTTTAGGTTCGATTACAGTTCCTTCAAAATGAGCATAAGCCACTTTAATCTCGTCCGCGTTAGAGCTAAATCCAGACGCATCCTTGATGCCGACTAGTAAAGGTGATGATATTCTATGTGCAGTTAAAATACGTGTTGAGATGCGCTCTTCTAACGTTACATAATAGTCTGAGTTTGCTGCAGTAATTGGAGTTACTTCAGGTGCTGTATCTGCATCAGAAAAAGATAAAAAGAATCTACCAGCATTCTCTTCGCCAGCAAACGTATTATTAATTTCGTTATAAACTTCTCTTCTTTGCTCTGGTGTTGGAGTACCATTCTTAAATGAAATCCATAATGATGGTGCTAATCCATTTGATATGTTATTTACATGAAAGCGACTTATTTTTGCATCTAAATTAATATCATTAAGAGCTGCAACATAAGCAGGTAGCGGGTAATAATCGTTACCCGGAGTATAGTTATAATAATAGAAAATCTGAGAAGCATCATCACCTTGATTTTCAGTAGGTGAGAAAGCTCTATATCTTGTTTCTGGATATTTTCTTAGATTTGCCCAGTTAGTAGAAAAGAAATAAGAATCGATTTCTTCAGTTTCTTTATCCATTTTACCTGATCTAACATTATTAAATGGTAAATGATAAATTTCTGCAATAGCAGTACGTTCTTTATTCCATATTACATTTAATGCGTAACCTTGGTATAAACTATAATCTAATACGATTTTTTCAAAGATGTCATCAATAGTTTCACCTTTAGTATTTATGTACTCTTCACCTATTCCTAAGATACCTTCACCGAAGATACCGTCTTGAATAGCTTGAATAGCTGTGTGATGCATTGCTGAACTATCATAAAGTTCTATAAGTCTTCCTGGAAATAGATTATCTTCGCCATAAAAAACGTAGTCTTTATTTCTAACTTCTCTAATTACTGGTAATGCAGGTGCGGCAAAAGCTGAAGCAGCTATTGAATAAATGTTTTCCGTATTCTGTTTGTTTTCCATATTTAATTTTAATAATTTGGTCTGTAATATACTGTTGCCCATCTATCAGTAGTTGGTACACCAGGATCGAACGCTAATGTATTTATCTCACCTCCTGGTTCGCATATAATTTTAGCATAACCTTCTTCGAATAATGTAGTAGCATTAGAAATTGTAAAGTAATATACACCATTCTTATGTTTATCTTTAAAAGTAGGGCCAAAATCCACTGCTAACTCGCTATATCTAGCATTTTGAGATACTAATATAGCCTCAAATGGTTCAGGAACCTTTGCGTAACCACTTGTTAAAGTAAATATAAGATCGCCAGTTAAATCTGTGTTATTTGAATATACCGGTATAAATTGAGTATCTATATAGATTGTCATATAATTTTAGTATGTTTATATCTTTAAATATAAAAACGCATGAATTTGTAAATATGAAACAAAAAGCCACAACTAGCATATAACAAATGTAAGTTTTGCTGAAGGACAGATTAGGTGAACAGGATACATACAATATGACAATATACGGAGAACATACAGCAGAACAAATCTTACCTATTAATGGGATAAAGGATCCTAGGTTTCAATTATGGTTAAGAAGAATCATTGAATTAGATTGGGAAGACTATGAGTTATATCTTTATGGTGGTATTTTAGAGAATAGACAAACTGCTGATATTGATGGTTGCATCATAGGTGCGCCAGATCCGCTTAAAATAGAATACCTATTAGATAATATAGTAAGGATTAGTTTTGAGCTACAGATATGGCCAGACATTCAATACAATATGACTGGTGAACTGTATGATCCTATACTTGATAAAGATAAAACAATTACATACGCTTACTATAGACCTCATCTAAATTACAAAGGTCTAGAAGTTAATAGAGGTACTCTTAAAGATGGCTTCTATCAAAAAGAACATAAGTGGCCACAGTCAAAGCAAAGTGATTCACCTCAACATCCAATTCAAATAATATAAAAAAAGCCACTAATTAATTAGTAGCTTTTTAGTTTTAGTATTGTTATAGATTACTCTACAATTGTACCTGTTACTGCGTACATTGGTTCTTTTTCCATTCCACCGATTACTAATTCGTATCCGTTACGGTCGGCGTAAGCCACCCCGCTCACTGATGTTCCTGAAGTCATAAAGGCTCCGCGTTCGATTCCGATTGACCAATAGTTACCGTTTGCATCTTTAGCTACTGCAACCATAGAAGTTGCTTCTGCCATTAATAACAATTGGTTTCTTTTAGCTGCACTCATTTTATTGAATACCATTGTCAATTGTTGGTCATATGTTACTGTTCCATTCTCTTGTGTAGGAGTAATAGTTTCAGTTAATGAACTAGTTTGTCTAGGAGTTTCGAAAACGAAGAAATCAGCTGGTACTAGTGGTGATCCACCAACGTTAAGCGCTGTGATTACACCTGCAGATGCTGTGATAGACGAAACTGGACCGTTAGCGATGAAAATCTTTTCGATTCCACCTTGTGAGTCGTTACAGTCTAATGTGAAGCCTGCTGTTAAATTACTACATGCCATAATTATCTTTGTTATATTTTTATATTAAAAACTAGGAGCCGAAACTCCTAGTTTAATTGTTTTGATTATGCTAATCCGTTTGTAGCAAATAAGTTAACCTCACCTACTCCAACTCCTAATCTCCATGAAGCTCTGAACTTCATTACGTCAATACCTTGATCGTAGAAGAATACGAATGAATCTAATTCATCTTGCAATCCAGTTGCAGCGATGATCATTTTAGAAGGACCTGCGAATACGTAGTTAGAACCTACTAAACCTGAAGACATAACGATTTTAACGTTAGTACCAGGAAGGATCATTACTTCGTTACCTTCTACTGAAGGGAAGTGGTAAAGATTCTGAGCAACTAAAGCACGAACTAAAGTTCTGTAGTTAGCTGGAGAAACAACCATGATTAAGTCATCTCTGTTGATAACTGCTTCGTCGATTGCATCATAGATGTTCAATGCTTGCTCTACTGCGTTTGCAACAGTCCAAGCTGCTGGAGTACCTAAAGCGATGTTAGCTCCGTTAGCTACAGTGATGATGTCTTTAAGACCATCAGTAGTTCCAAATCCGTTGATTAAGAAACCTTCATTGTATTTAGACAATTTGTCTGCATAAGACTGAGAGATGATTTCTTCGAAAGGAATAAAGTCATTTCCAGTTCCAGCTGACATGAAAGCTGATTGGTAAACATTTCTTAAGTCTTCTGGACATAATTCTGTTTTTGATTGAAGAGATTCGATAGTAACTGGTACTTGAGTATAAGTTACTTCACCATCTGATGTCCAACCACATGAAAGTGCTGATACAGGTAAGTCTGCGTCAACTAAGTTGATTGTAAAGGTACCGCTTGTGAAACCTGTTCTCAAGTCTAAGTACTGCAATAAATCTGTTTTTAAAACCACTTTAGCGATCAAGTCCATAGACAATTGGTCGGTATAAGCTGGTAATGCTGCTGTGTTAAATCCTGCTGCCATAATTATTTAGTTTGTTTTTTTATTTTTTAATTGAGTTACGCAATTCTTTCAAATGCATAAGTTTAGCATCTGTTTTTGCATTTTTATCTGCCAATACTTCAGCAAATGTGTTTTTTACTTTTGGCGCAGCTGGTTCAGCGGCCATTTTTTCAAAGCGTTTTGTTAGTGCAACTACTTCTTCTTTAAGAATAGCAATTTCTTCTGTGAAAGGTGCGATTAAATCTGCAATACCTGCTAATAGACCTTCAGTCGCTACTACAGCTTCTGGAGCTACGTCAACTGGAACTACTACATCTTCCATAGCAACTTCTGCTTCTGGAGCTGCTGCTGCAACTTCAGTTACTTCAGTTATTTCACCGTTCTCACCAACTGTGATGATTTTACCATCAGTAGTTTCGTGTTTTCCAGCAGGTGCGAAAGGATCTTCAGATACTCCTTCTCCAGCTCTTACAAATAGGATTGCTCCTACTACGAATTCGCCTTCAGAATAAACTTCCGTTCCGTCAACCAAAGTTGCTTCTGCGAAGTTAAATTGTGCGCCTAACATTACCTTCAATTTTTTAATTACATTGTCGATGTTCATATGTTTGGTTTGTTTTTTGATTAATACGGTAAAATACCCGTACAAGACTAAATATAGAAGTGTTAAAAACTGACAAAAGTGGCATTGTTAATAACTTTGTTAATAACTTTTTGCAAATAAATTGTCATATGTCAATTATTATGTGTATATTTACTCTATAATTATTTAACAACTTAAAAAAACAAAATGAAAAATTTAAAA